GTTCTTTAAGATATCAAAGTTGATAATGGTAAAATCTTTTGGTTCCCACTTCTTACCTTCGATGATTGATACCTCTTTATCTGTGTAATTGGCAATCTCACGTTGCCAGTTAATTTTCAAAGACGCAGGACAAATAATCAATACTTTATTGGTTTTAGCTTCCAATGCACCAATCACCGTTGCTGTGGTCTTACCCAATCCCATATCATCAGCAAGGATATATTTGTCGTTACCTACTAACTTTTCAATTGCGAGTTTCTGATGTTCGAGTGGTGGACGATGAGAATACTTAGTGTAATCAATTTCTACTTTTCTTTCTCTATTTTGAATCACTGCAGCTTTAGGTAACCAAAAGTCGTATAATTCTTCGGTCTCAAATAACTTTCCGTAGATATGAAATGATTTATCTTTTTCTACTAAGATTTTTTCTACGTATATTTGTGTCGGTCTTTTGGTAAGAAGTTTCTCTTCCATCATTTTTTTACCAAAGTATTCGTCCAACTCTACCCATTTTCTTGCCACCTTTGGGGTGACATCGTGGAAGTCAATAATGTAATCTGCCTGAGCACGAGTCATCTTAAAATGCTTTTTGACTTGCATTTTTTTCTTTAGACCCAATACGTAATTGTTGAACCCTTCGTAGTCTTCTAAGATACGGGTTGCCCTTACTTCAGGTATTTTAGACATTACTTTATTTTCTTCCATACAGTTAAATACCTTTAATAATAATCATTTTATAGATATTTATCAATTGATGAGTCAAAGAAAAGTTCCAATAACGAGATTAAACAAATTCTTCGCAGAAGAAGATTTTGATTTAGACATATCCCTCGGCCAAGAATGGTTGCATGGGGATATGAACTTTACGTTTGTATTGTATCGTGTTGATAAACAAAGGACGAAAAAAGACGATGTCTATGGTGAGGTAGTATCTGAAGGTATTCAGTACCAAGCACCTATGGAACTTAAAGGTTATGTTCAGATTGAGGCTCCTACAAATGCGTTTATGGGGTCATCAAGAATTGGACAAGTAGAACCAGGTAATCTCAAAGTGGGTATCTATCAATCTTATTTAGATGAGATGGGTGTCGACATTGAGTTCGGAGACTACATTGGTTATTATGAAAAAGAAGATAGAGTTAGATATTATTCCGTCGTTGATGACGGTCGTATCACCTCGGATAACAGGCACACTTATGGTGGTTATAAACCATATTACCGCAGTATCACTGCATCGCCGGTATCAAATGATGAGTTCAACGGAATCTAATGGCACTACCAAAGAAAATAAAAAAGACACTTGACCTTATTCCTAATAAAACGGGACTTGCAAGAAGGGAACAACTTTTGGAAGATATCCAAAAGGACGGGACTTATTTGCCTAAGGGTATTGGTCACGCGGATTTGGACCGTGGAATGTTGGACTTTGTTAAGAATGACTTAAAAACATTTATGGATGGTAAGGTTATACCTACTGTAGATATTATTATCACCACACAGAATTGGGCACAGTTTACTGAAACATGGAACTTCCAAGATTTGGATAAGAACGTGAAACCACCTTTTGTGTCAACAGTAAGACAACCTGAGGTTCCTTATGGTACCAACCCATCATTACAATATACTATACCAAATAGAAAACAATTTTATTATGCTAAAGTACCAACTTGGGACGGACAAAGAAAAGGTGTTGATGTCTATAAAATTCCTCAACCTATTCCTGTTGATATTACTTATAATGTTAAACTGTTTGTAAACCGTATGAGGTCGTTGAATGAGTTCAACAAAAATGTATTACAGAACTTTGCGTCTCGTCAGGCATATACAAATATAAAAGGACACTACATACCAATCGTTCTTAATAATATTTCAGATGAGTCTGTCTTAGACATTGACAAAAGAAAGTATTACATCCAAAACTATGAATTCACAATGTTAGGGTTCTTAATGGATGAAGAAGAATTTGAAGTAAGTCCAGGTATTTCAAGAGCACTTACAATGTATGAAGTGTCACAACTTAACTCATCGAGAAAGGTTGAACCAAAACCTGAAAACCCTAACGAGTTTCCTGTGGATTTATTATTTGTCGATGGTAACAATGAGTTGAGTGAAATTTTTAGATACACTGCGGACTTGATTGTTAAAAGAGATGATAATGTAGATAGTTTCTCAGTTTACATTAATAACGATTATGTTGGTGATGATTTGAGTAAGATTCAAATCAATACTAATGACTTAGTAAGGTTCGTTGTAGATAAAGATGTGGATGGTGAAGCACGAATATATACAACCGCTAAGTTGTTATAATTTATTCACCGTAGATGTCCTTTGGACGAGAACATTTGTCCATAATTAACTTCTCCAAAAACTTATACATCTTCAATCCATTCTCATCACAATACTCTTTTAGTGTTGAGTGAACCTCTGTAGATATCTTAATGTTTTTTATGTCTTTCATAATATTAGTGTGAAAAAAGGCAGAAAAAATTCTCCCTAATCGATAAATATAGGGCTGGTGTAAATGTTTTTTAAGATTTTTCCAAATATTTATAATAAAAATAAATTCTTAAGAAATTAAAAAACATGGCAAGTTCAAACAAAGTTTTCGTTTCTCCGGGTGTTTATACATCAGAAAGAGACTTGAGTTTCGTGGCACAGAGTGTAGGTGTAACTACTATGGGTATTGTTGGTGAGACCTTATCGGGTCCAGCATTCGAACCTATATTCATCTCCAACTTCGACGAATTTCAAGCTTACTTCGGAGGTACAAATCCAACAAAATTTGTAAACACGCAGATTCCAAAATATGAAGCCGCTTACATAGCGAAGGCGTATTTACAACAATCAAACCAATTATTTGTAACCAGAGTATTAGGTTTATCAGGTTACGATGCTGGTCCATCTTGGTCTATTACAACTCAATCAAACTTAGACCCCTCAACATTAGATACCCCTACTCTCTCTACATGGTCTGTTACCTTTACTGGTTCGACAGGTTCTACAAGTACTGTTGAGTTCACGGGGGCATTCTCATCTCCATTAAATGATTACATTAACGATAGTATTCAATTATACAATGGTGACTCAACAACAATGTCGGGTCAATTACAAACATTTGTTCACGGTCTAATATTAGATAACTCATTAAGTGCTACTACAGGTGCACAATGGGGTGTGGTAACAGATGCAGTGTATAATTCATTTACTGGTGCTGGGTACACTATTTCAGATGATAATAACTTCTTATCTGTTGACGGTCTATACGATTCAGTTGCGGATTACGACGATTCATTAATGGACCCTTGGTACTACGCATGTTTCGAACCAGGTTCACAAGATAGATACTCAGGTATTTCATTCAACGTTGTTATGAACTCTGACTTCACAGACTTAGGTGGTGGTAACTTCTCAGGTACTTTAAGTGGTTCAGTGTTATCGTATAACGCAACCGCATTTACTGAGTACAATGATGTAGTTGTGGCAACACTTCGTTCAAGAGGTATCAACGATAATAACGATGGTGGTCCTGTTTACATGGCTAGTGGTGTTTCACAAGTTATTATGGATTGTTCAGGTGATTACGCTGATGTTCAGAAAAACCCATATTCTTCATTTGGTATTTCAGGTGTAACGAATGACGGTGATAACTTCACATTCAAAACATCGTTCACTTTATCAGATACAAACTACATCAATAAAGTATTTGGTGGTACAAACTTTGGTAAGAGTAGAAATGAGTTCCCATTATTTGCGGAAGAGGTTTATTACTCATTATTAACTGAAGGTTATAGAAAAGGTAAAATTCGTGGTCTTAACTGTGATTTAGTCGCTCTTCCATCTGCAAGACAAGATAATGCAACTAATAGTTCAATCGGTTGGTACTTAGAACAATATCAAACACCACACACTCCGTTTGTGGTTTCAGAATTGAGAGGTTCACAAGTTGATAGACTATTCAGATTTATCTTAATTTCTGATGGTAACGCAGCTAACAACGAGGTTAAGATTTCTATTGCTAACGTCTCATTTGCTAATTCAACGTTCGACATCATCGTTCGTGATTTCTTTGATACAGATGCAAACCCTGTAGTTATTGAGAAATTCACTAACTGTACGATGAGTCCAGGTGAAAATGGATATGTAGCTAAGAAAGTCGGTACCTCTAATGGAGAGTTTGTACTTAAGTCTAAATTTATTATGTTGGAAATGGATGAAGATGCACCTGTAGATGCACTTCCTTGTGGTTTCGAAGGTTACAACTTTAGAGAGTACTCAGGAGCTAAGAGTCCATTCATCGCATACAAAACAAAATATAACACACCTGGTGAGGTAGTTTACAACCCACCATTCGGTACATCTACAGGTGGTAGTAACATCTCAAGAAGTGCTGGTGATAAAGTAAGAAAGACTTACTTAGGTATTTCAAATACTGTAGGTATTGATTCTGACTTCTTTATGTATAAAGGTAAACAAAACCCAAGTAATTTGGGTACTGCTACTGAAGGTAACAATTGGGCATACCTTACAAAAGGTTTCCACATGGATTCAGGAGCTACAGTAGTAACGATTTCAGGTCAATATGTAACTTCAGGTGAAACGGCATTTGAAGTGGGTGATGCAGAATTCAGAAGTGAACCAACATCACAATCAAACCCTTACTACAGATTAAATGCTCGTAAGTTCACATTATTACCTAAAGGTGGTTTTGACGGATGGGATATCTACAGAGAGTTCCGTTCAAATCAAGACTCATTCAGATTGGGTGGTACAGGTTACTTATTAGGTGCTAGTCCTTCACCTTCATTCCCAACTGCAACAGGATGGGGACAATTCAAACAAATCACTGTTGGTGAAAACTCAACTGATTGGGCAAACACTGATTACTACGCTTACTTAATGGGTCAGAAAACATTCGAAAACCCTGAAGCTGTTAACATTAACATCTT